AGAAGATTACTCGCTAATGCATACATAGCCTTTACATTCGGCGGGATAGTCGACTCTCCCATAGGTCCTGGAGGAGTCCCAGTAACTAATGGATTTGCCATCATTAAGTTATATACCTCCATTGCCTCTTGACGACGAGAGAACTTGGAGGCATAAGAAGGGTCTCCTATCGGGATTATATCCTTGACGCCTCCAAAATCATCTCTCTTAATATCTGGAAAAGCAATATTCTCTTCACTTTCCATAACTCTATATTCTTTGGTATCAGGAAGAAATATCTGATTAAACTTCATCATCAATCGGAGTTCTTTCTTAAGTGAGCGGAAGATACGCTTGGTCATAACTGCAAAAGTAACTAGCCCCTGCTCGATGATTGCGAGTGTTCCACTTGCTGTTGGAGTCTTCGTCTGAGCAGACTCACGACCAGTCAGATAGTCAGATGTAGATGTAAACTGTTGAATAAGCCCGAGGATATTAAAGAGAACTGAGTCTACTCGTTGCATAGATGGAAAGTGTATCTGAGAAACATCTTCAACCTCTGTCATTACTCCTGGGACTAGTGTTACCTTCCGTTTCTTAATTCCAGCCCGTCTTCCATAAAAGCCAAAAGGATTATTAGTAAGTCGCCCCGAGTCAAAGACCTGATTAAAAGCCGTGTTTGCCATCTCATTTAGTGGCTCAAGAAAGTGTCCAAAGCCAAAGGAGTAAAAACCTTCTGGATTAGGAATAAAGTGGTAGTCAATAAAGTAATTAAGAGTTGTCGTCTCGCCATCTTTATTAGTATACTCACGGCTTACAACCCTAAGAAGTGTCTTTGAACTAAAGTCAACTGTAAATATATATGGGGCATAAACTCCATTAACTTTATAGTGTTTATGACATTCAAGAATTAGATGAGGTTTCTCTGTGCTAGCCACAGGCTGTTCACCGACTACATCATCTGCTGTCTGCTTTACTTCATCATCATCACTGCTGCTATCTGGAGTCGAGCTCACCTTCTCAAAGTTTTTATATAGACCAGCCTCATTCCTCTGCTCAAGCTCATCATAATGAAGCCAGATACGATGAACTATTCGACGAGCCGTCTCGAGACTCTTCGTTCGGTATGGGAGAACAATATCAAGAGCTGAAATATACTCAGACACAGGCCTGTCTAAATCTTTTGAGTAATAAATCTTCTTAAAAGCCGTTCCATTTATAGGAAGGAGTTGAAGGAGTTTGTCAAATACTTCTTCATATTCCTCCATCTCATACATCGCCTGCCAATTCATGTAACTTTCTACATTCTTCGCTCGTTTGACATCGGCTGCCCCTACTGGAATTGTCTTTACGAGGCCTGGAGGAGAGAAGATAGACTGATAAGAACGAGCATGGAACTGATTTACGGCTACCGCTAGCATAGGAATAGCGACGTTGCTACATCCTGTCCAAGGAGATGTCTTTTCCTCCCGAACACACGCCCAGAGTTTATACCAACGCTCCCTTTTAGTCTCCCAATCAGCCCGTGAGTCAAGGTCTATTTGATACTGAGAACAAATTTCCTCAGCAATCTTAACTTGGTCGTTAGAAGATATTTTCTCTACAATATTGATGAGAGTTTTCTCTTCTGGGGCAGTCTGTTTTCTATCCTCATTTAACATTTACCACCAACCCTTTTTAGATTTCTTGATTTTAGCCATAGTTCCATATATATAAGCACCAGTTTGCTTCTTCGATAGACCCTTCTTCTTAGCTTGTGCCTTCAATTTTCTCTCTAATGCCTTTGGCATATCACTAATATCCAGTGCATGTTTGATACTGATGAGTAGGTCTTATATTATCTGCTTCTTCCACTTCATTCATTGACTCATATTGAGTGTCTAGAAGTGCGAGTCTATATAATCCCTCCACAAAATCATCATCTTTCTTCTGCGGCTTTCCATTCTCATCATACATCCAGCCTTCAATCTCCATAATAGTTTTCTTTAGATGTGAGAGAAAGAAAATAGCGGGGAGTTCATTCTCGGTCATTAGTAAGTTCTTGACTATCTCAATCCCGCTTGCTTTATCTTTAGATGCAACACTAAGTGTATATCCATATCCAGCAAAGAGGTTATAGAGCTTGTCAAAGACGGACTCTTCATCTAAATCTGTATTAGCGTTTCCTTTTGCGAGGGGGTCAATGAGTATATGATTAACTCGACAATCCCATTTACGAAGACGGCGAACTATATCTTCGCCGATAGACTTCCAGCTTCCATGCTCCCATATCTCATCAATACAATATTTGAACCCATGATTACCTGTCGCCATAAAGAGAACTGCCCATTGCTTCGACGGGTGGAAGTCAATATGAAGGTCTATTATCCAATCAAGAGGAATTTTCTTGAAACCTGTTTTATGAATATGAAGTTGACGATTAAATTGAGGGAGAATAAGACCACTCATATAAGACGGGATACCTCTTAGACGAGCCTCTTTCTCCTCTGGATTTAACTTCTTCGCAAAAAGGTCAACGGCCTCTTGTGTAAGTCCATACCCAACATTATCGAAGATTTCTGCATGAACATTAAAGACAGTCAAATCTGGAGTTCCATCTTCATTCCTTGCTTTAATAACCTCTTGGTCAACCCATGCTTCTTTAAGAAGTGTCATGCAGAATAATTCTCTACCATTTCTATCAACAAGACCTCTTGTATTAGCAATACGAATATCACGTCTGGGAGGCTCGTCATAAACTACAAGGTCTCCATCCCAGCCTTCATGTAGTTCGGACTCTTGGCGGTTACTCATTATCTCTAATGTCGAGCCCGTCAGCATGTCTGTCCAGAAAGCATCTGCCCCCATATTATTCTTTTTTGTTGATAGGGGACGGCTTTTTGGCCACCAAGTATGGAGAGCTGGAACAACAACTTGTGTTATATGCTTCTCCCAATCCTGACCTACAAGCCTCACTTTACGAGGCTTTCTATGAGGAAAGAGTATCTTCTCCCCCGACCAAGGATAGAAACCAAATAGGGTAGATAGAGCGAGGAGTGCTCCGATAGTAGTCTTTCCACTCCTATTCCCACCTGTGAAGGTGAATACCTTTAGGTTCTGGTCTTGGTATGCGTCTAAGAGAATTTTCTGTGGAGGGTTTGGTCGCTTGAAGTGAAAGATTTTATTGTCATCTGCGTCTTTCGAGATTTGCTTGAGGATAGTCGTTTCACGATGCTCGAGTTCCATGACTCGAATACGGGCTTCTTCTCTTGGTGAGGTGGAATTGAGGGTGAGAGACGGGCTCGCCATAGATGTAACAACCCCATCTCTGGACTTGTCTGATGTCAATGCGTCTATAAGCGATGTAACATCTTCAGACATCTATTGGCTCCTCTTGACTAAACAACTCCTCAACACTCTCTATATTCAAGTCTTTTAACACAGCGGCCTTCTCAGCTTGTATATCCTTAATTGTTTCATACATTACTGAGGGGTCAAGCCTGTCGAATGTCTCAACTACTACATTAGCCGGAAGGCCACCTCTATTTAGAATTTCTTTTGCGGCAGCTATCTCTGCATTAGGATTGTTACTCTCTAAATTTCTCTCTAATGCGTTAATGGCTTTTGGAAGGAGGGTCTCGAGATGGCGTCTCTTCTCCGAGAGAAACTGCGTTCTCATTTCCCGCTCTTCTAATTGCCATAGAGGAGAACGCCGAAGGATAGACATACGTCCCTCACTAATTCCATACTTTGACGCTACCTCGAACTGGGTCAGCCCGTCATAAACAAGCGACATCATCATATCTCTATGCCTACTTTTAATCTCCATACCCCTCCCTCAAAAATAACAATTCATTATCAACATGATACCATAATCCCGAATCCGTGTCAACCTAATAATGAACCCGCCCGTTTGATTTATCTACAACCCCCTACAATCCTGTTGCAACCCCTACAACTTTCTACAATTCTATTTTCTGTTTTCGTGGTGGAGGAGAGCACTATGATATGTCTGAACTCAAAAAGGGGGGGTCTAGGGGTCTCCATAAAATTTATTTGACATTTGTGTTGAATTATGGTATAATGGTATTACGATAAGAATTAGGTTTGAGGTTCTTTGACAATCGAATATATGCAATGTATATCCATAATTAAGGAGGGTATATGGATATATATACAATAGAAGAAGTAATCAAACATCACGATGACGGGGATTTTCCACTTGAAGGGGATATAATCAAGTCGAACGGGAATGAATACATATTTATCAAGACCGAAGAATTGCCAGTGGTCATGATGAAACTTCTTGTTATGCATGACCACGATTTACCGAACGGAGAACGAGTTTACGCAGATAACATAGTTGTGTATGTAGACGGGTCTTTTCACGGGCCTGCGATTTTATCCGTAATGAAAGATTTTATCGGTTAATCAAATCAGGATATACATTGCATATATTCGGTTGACAAAGTTGTTGAATTGTGTTATAATGAATTTGTAAATAGTTCTTTGACAATCGAATATCGTTGACACACACGGGCGGGCGGAGCTCCCATAAAGGGGGTCAATTATGGATATCAAGTTTACCGTCAAACTTGATTCGAAACCCGTTGACGCAAAGGGTTTTAAGGTGGTCGAGTCAAAAGACTCGAAAAAGCCCTTTGCGATACACGGAGTTGCGAAGGTGGACATGGACGCATATTTGGAAGGAAAAGACCTAAAGGTGCTCGCCACGAAGTCGGCAGTTATTGATATACAGGCCGATGAGCGCGACAAGGTGTTAAAGGCACTCGGGATAACGAAAGTGTCGGTAAAGACAGCTTACAGGGAAAGCACGGCAGCGTCATACAAGGTCATGCTCGAGGCGAAGTCCATTGACCAAAAGACATACGATTTTTTGGTCAATGGACTCGACAAGATATAAAGCGGAATTTAACAATTAATGAGTTCCGCCTGCCCATATGTGTTAACGATAAAAAGGAAAGGGGGTGAAACTAATGTCAAACATATATGAATTTACAAGGTGTGCATGTTGCCAAAAAGCAACACTCGCAAGCGATGAAGGCGTCGTCAGAATTCGTGGAGCGTTACATATTGAGGAAGTTCGTAGCCGGATAGACTTAGGCGAGAGTATGGAAACAATAGCCGCAGATTTTTGTGATTATTGCGGTGGAAAATTCCCTTGCGGATGTAAACATCCAACCCCGCAGTCAGGTGCTCCAACTTGTTAATAAGCAAAAAGAAAAGGAGGTGATAGTAATGGACTACGAACTCGACAAAAGTGGAAAGCCGTTTTGTGAAGATGAGCCAGTAATAGAAAGCGAACTGGACGAGGCTATAGTAATAACCTATAATCCGAGTTGAAAGGGGGAAGACGCTAAAAATGAATTGTTGCAACGCATTAGGTTGACGTATGACGGGCGGGATTGTCGTACCCGTCCGTTGGCATGGGCACGGCGACAATCAACGTCCTGCGGCAACCTCGTTATTATCACGGGGGATTATACCGGCACGTCATACCCATTTATCATGGCCACCACGGACACGGGCTGAGAACTGAGAACCCCCCTCTCACCCTAAACCCGTGTTTTCATTGTGTTTTCTCACTTTCTCACTTTTCTCATGGGGCATTTGTTGTAACCGTCAAATGGACGGTTTGTAGGTTTCCTCCTACTATATATATACTACTCTCTCACTGAAGGGAATTGTCCAAACCGTCAAATGTTCAAATGGACGGGCGGGTCGTGAGAAGATGAGAAAATGAGAAAACGTAATGAAATCAATGGGTTATTGGGAGAAGGGGGTTCTCAGTTCTCAATTCGGGCATTTTGCCCGTTTGGCCGGACGGGGTGTTGACGGGGTGTTGATAACTGTGTATGTTGTTGATTTAACACGGGTTTTCGGGCATTGAATTGTATTGACAATCATGTTGAATTATGTTACAATGATATTACAATAAATTATGACCACGAAGGAAGAAGAGTAGTAAATCAAACAGTAAAACGCTGAAATGCGGGAGGAGGATAAGAAGATGAATTTCAAATTTAGCTCATCACCAGAAACAATAGAAAAAGCAAAAGAGATATTTAAGTTAGTAAACTCGTTACCAAATGGGAGTAGGCTGGCGATTTGTCAAACAATATTT